GTTTCCTGTATGCCGTGTAACCGCAGAAAGGGGGCGATGACCTATCAAGTGGTATAAGCATATTTCAGACAGCTTGGATGACCCGTTCATCCAGGGCCTTCTTGATGAGTTCGGCCCGGCCGGATACATCGCCTTTTTCGGAATCCTGGAGATATACGCAAGGGAATTTTCCCCGGAAGAATCGTGGAAACTCTCGGTGAAAACCCGATATATTTCCAGAAAAATCCGGGTTTCCGTTAAGAATTTGCTGAAAATTTTTCAGTTTTTATCCAAATGGGAGATAGTAATATGCGGTGACTCGGTAACCATATATATTCCTAAATTCCGCACCTTACTTGATGAATACACCCTCAAGAAACTGTCAAAAGTGTCGGGACAATGTCGGGATAGTGTCGGGACAATGTCCAGTCTAGATAGAGATAAAGATAAAGATATACCCCCTATATCCCCCAAAGTGGGAAAACGGACCCCTAAAAACCTCCCCCCTGACCAGGTCGAGAAATTCGAGAAATTCTATCAGGCATATCCGAAAAAGAGGGCCAAGGCCGAGGCGCTCAAGGCATGGGCGAAGGTGGCACCGGAAAACGGCCTATTCGGGAAAATCATGTCAGCCCTTTATGACCAGAAGCTATCACACGACTGGCGGAAGGACGGGGGGCAATATGTCCCCCTCCCGGCAACTTGGCTGAACCAGGGCCGATGGGAAGACGAGATCGAGCCCAAGGTGGTAGGGAGTCCATCGTGGTAAATGACCTTGACTCAAAATTAGCAGAACCCCGTCGATATTCGACGATATATGACCTCATGGTTGCGGACATCCGGGGGGAACTCCAAGGGATCAGTACAGAGATAGGGCAGTTCCGGGGAATGAAAGAAACATTCAGGAATGACGAAATCATCGTTGATTGGTGTGATTATTACATTACCCTTGCCGTGGCAGACATGGAGAAAAAGGCGAATGAGATTAGAGAATACAAGGCAAAAGCAGATGAGTTCCGACGAATTGAGGACGTATTCCGGCGAGGACAGGGTGATCTCATCCGTGGAGATGGATCTAAATCTGAAGTCTTTACCGGAAGCCCTGGTGAACGTGAAGTCATTGATCCCCGGTCTTGACCAGGCCATGGACGGGTTCAGGGATGGCGAGCTGATAGCCATATCGGGACCGACGAAAATGGGGAAGACCCTCCTTGCGCAGACGCTGACGGTGAACATGGTGAAGCAGAAAGAGTTCCCCCTGTTCTTTACATTCGAAGTTCCGGCACGGCAGTTCCTGGATCAGATCGCTGCCGGGAAGGAAACGCCCCCGATGCTGTATATGCCGGCCAAGCTGAAGGCCCACGCCATGTCATGGGTCGAGGAGCGCATCCATGAGGCATTTCAGAAGTATCATACCCGGGTCGTGTTCATCGATCATCTCCACTACCTCGTTGACATTGCCCGGATAAGGCAACCATCCCTCGAGATCGGGACGGTGATCCGGCGCCTCAAGTCGATAGCGGTCCAGGGAAATTACGTCATATTCCTGCTGTGTCATACCAAGATGGGGAAGCATGACGGCGGCCTTTCCTATGAATCCATCCGGGACTCGTCATTCATCAGCCAGGAATCAGATTCGGTCATCATGGTCAAGAGGGCCCCCGAGTGCGGCATGACGGCGGCAAGGGCAAGGGTGGAGTTTCACCGGAGGACGGGTGTCATGGAAAAGGTGGTCTGTCTGCAAAAGCGTGATGCCTTCCTCGTTGAAACATCCTGTATGCACAAGGGCGATAAACGGCTCTGTCCCTTGGCTGGTGGCAAGGGGCCGATGTCCGAGGACGTGGGGAGGTTTTAATGCCCGAAAAGACCATTGAGATCTACCGGGGAATCAAAACAAAGAAACACCTCCGGGTCTGGTTCAGCGGGGCATACCGCCCCATCTTCCGGGACATCCCATGCCATGACCTGGTCCTGCCGGAGATCAGGGGAATGGAGGGACGGACCCGGATCGACTATGAGATCGTCGAACTACCGGACGGGACGCTGCCGATGGAGTTTGACACGGACGAAAAGATTGAGGGGATAGATAGGTGAGGAAATGAAAAAGGCAATCATCGTATTGGCGTTACTGCTCATCCCGGCCCTGGTCGAAGCCAAGCTCTTTTACATAACTCAGGGCATGGGGTGTGAATCGTGGGTCGTGTTCCTCTCGTCCCGCGACGATGTCATCCAGCCTGAATATGACGCTTACGGAAGCGACGGGACGAAATCGGACGAGAGGCTAGATGTGTGGGCGAAAGCCCGGGACATTACCTTCTGGCCTGCTGCCTGATTCGTCGGCCATCACTCACCGGGCCGGTGGGTACTGGAAATTGAAGAACCGGAAGGGGTCAAGGTTCAGGTATGGACCATGTGTCATGACGGAATGGCGGTGCAGGAATGAAGAAAGACAGTCTTATTGACATAAAGGAATTCAACAACAAAGGCCCGGTTGCCGAAATGGTCGAGAAGATGAGGCTCAGCATGGAGATGATCAGGGCGACAACCGGAATTCAGATTGAGATGGAAAAAGCAAGGGCCAGCGTCACGAAGGCCAAATATGACGCGCTTATCGCCGAGGGGTTCACGGAGCGGCAGGCGCTTGAGTTGTGCAAGGGGTAGAGTCATGACCGCCCGGCGCTGGTACGACACCCCGCGATGGAGGAAGGCACGAAAGGCGTTCCTTGCTCGGAATCCCCTCTGTGTCCTGTGCGCCCGGATGGGTAGGGACGTCCCGGCTACGGTGGTGGATCATATCGAACCGCACAGGGGAGACTATGACAGATTTTGGAACCAGGACAACTGGCAAGCCCTGTGCGCCTCATGTCATTCAGGAGTGAAACGCATGGAAGAGCTGCACGGATATAGTCAGGCGTGTGGGGTGGACGGATTGCCGGTGGACAGGCGGCATCCGTGGAATGTTAAATGAAAACAATAGGATACCGGGGGGCATCTGAATCTCTGGGGCCTATCTGCGAAATAACCGGGCTGGCTCTCACGCTTTAGCGTCCGACAAATTTTAATAGGGGGTTGAAATGGGCAGAAAAAGAAAACCGACAAATCTCGTAATACTTGAGGGGAATCCCGGAAAACAGAAGATACGCAACCAGATTCCCGATCCTCCGGCGGGAATACCATCGCCCCCGTCTCATCTTGACTCCTATGCCCTCGAGGAATGGAATCGAATCGCTGATGGTCTGAATACAATGGGTATCCTCTGCGATATCGACCAGAACGCTCTCGCTGCGTATTGCATGGCGTATTCCAGGTGGAGAAAGGCGGAAGAGGAATTGGCGAAACTGGAACAGAAGGGCGGGGCAATCGCGGCCCTGGTTCAGAAGACCGTATCGGGAAACTGGATTCAACAACCCCTGATCGGGATAGCGAACAAGGCAGCCGGTGACATGGTACGGTATGCCTCTGAGTTCGGCATGACACCCTCGGCCCGGGCGAGGTTGGCGGTGGATCCGGGACGTGGAAAGGGTTCCAAGTTTGACGGGCTGATAAACGCGAAAGGAAAGAAATAATGGCGAAGATTGAAATCAAGACAGTCAAGCTATCCAGCATCAAGTTGAATCCCGACAATCCCAGGCGGATTTCCGACAAGGACATGGACCGCCTCGTGAAATCCCTCACCGAGTTTCCCGACATGATGAAGTTGCGCGAGATTGTGGTGGACGAAACGATGACCGTCCTCGGCGGGAATATGCGTCTCCTGGCCCTGCGGAAGATCGGGGCTAAGGAATGCACGGCAAAGATCGTCACCGGCCTAACGCCTGAACAGAAGCGGGAGTTTATTATCAAGGACAATTCCGCCTTTGGTGAATGGGATATGGATTTATTGAGTTCATCTTGGAGCGACCTGCCTTTGGTGGAGTGGGGGGTTGATCTGCCGGAGGATTGGCTTGCGGAAGAGAAAAGCGAACCTGCCGACGCAGAACCACAGATCGACCGGGCGGAGGAACTTAACAAGACGTGGAAGGTAAAGACGGGCGACCTGTGGCAGATCGGGGAGCACCGGCTCCTATGCGGGGACTCGACGAAAAAAGAGGACGTGGGGCGGGTTATGGGCGACACGTTGGCAAACCTGATCTGGACTGATCCACCTTACGGAGTGAAATATGGAAAAGAAGTAGATGGGATGCCATATAGAAAACGATCAATCAAAAATGACGACCTGCCGAGAAACGAAATGATATCTTTAATTCGGGGCGCATATAAGCTGGCGGCTGAACATTCTGTGAAAGGTGGCGCGATATATGCAGCAGCAGCAGCGGGCGATATGCTTAAAATGGCCATCGATTCCTTTGAAGATTCCGGATTTACATTCAAGTGGCAACTTGTGTGGGTGAAAGACTCCCTCGTTTTATCAAGGGCGGATTACCACTTCAGGCATGAGAATATTCTTTATGGCTGGAAAGAGGATGGGGCGCATTTCTTCATAGACGACCGCAAACAGGATTCAGTCTTTGAATATCCAAGGCCAAAGAAAAGCGAAGAACACCCAATGATGAAACCCATTGATTTAGTAATGCACATGATAAAAAATTCAAGCAAGGTTAAAGATATTATTTACGACCCTTTTAGTGGTTCTGGCTGTACGATAATATCATGCGAAAACTTAAAAAGAATTTGCAGGTGCATTGAATTGTCTCCCGATTACTGCGCCGTCATCCTCCAGCGCATGAAAGACGCCTTCCCTGGAATCGAGATCAGGAGGATCAATGGCAACTAACACCCCTCGCGTCAAGCGCATCATCCAGTTCATCGAGAAGCTAACCGTCCCCTCCGGCAAGGGTGAAGGCAGTCCCTTCAAGATGCGCCCATTCCAGAGGAAGTTTATCCGGGACATTTACGGCTCTATCGATAAGAACGGGCGCCGTGTGGTTCGCCGGGCCATCTTGAGCCTTGGGAGGAAGAATGGGAAGGGCCTCGCGATTGATACCCCAATCCCCACACCAAGTGGATGGAAAGCAATGGCAGACATCAAGAAAGGCGATTATGTCTATGATGCCAACGGAAATCCGACACGCGTAACCTTCGTATCCGAGGTCCATAACAACCTACAATGCTGGAAGTTGACGTTCAGTGACGGTTCATTTGTGATAGCAGACGAACAACATCAATGGTTTACAACCCATCGATATAGGCCATGGGAAAATTATATCAAGAAAAAAAGCGGAAACGGAGCGCGCCCAAAGCGGGGCATAGTGACCACGCCACAAATAGCAGAGAGCGTGAAGGTGCTTCGCCCTGATGGGCGAAACGAGAATAATCATAAAATACAATGCGCAGGGGCGCTGGCAAGCGGTGATATAGAGCTACCGATACCTCCTTATCTTTTGGGCTTATGGCTTGGTGACGGATCATCGCATGGACCGCGTTTGACCTGCGGAGATGTCGATCTAAAAGAAATTACGAATGCTATAAAAAATGAAGTTGGTCACAGTATATCTATATCAAGGCAACCCGGAAGATCGGCAACTATAAATATCTCTGATGGAATTAAGCATAGAACGAAGGATTGTTTTAAGAAAACCCTAAGAAACGAGAACCTTATCAGAAATAAGCATATACCTGAAGTGTATTTTAACGCAGGCACGGAACAACGATGGGCTCTCTTGCAGGGATTAATGGACACGGACGGAACGGTGACGCGATGCGCAGGTAGAACAACTCCCCGATGTTCGTTCACTACGACAAAAAAAGACCTCGCCCTTGGTACGTGGCGGATCGCAAGGTCCTTAGGATTAAAGGCTACGATTAGCGAGAGAAGGGCCACGTTAAACGGACGCGACATTGGCGACAAGTGGGACGTAGCGTTTCCGTCAAGCATAGATAACAAAATATTTAGGCTTGAACGAAAGCAATCATTGTTACCGAGGTCGCTGGGAAAAAGAAGTTGTTCGATTTCCATAGTATCATGCGAACAAGTTGAGTCTGTTCCCACAAAGTGTATTCAGGTAGAGTCGAGAGATAGTTTGTTTTTATGCGGTCATGGATGCGTTCCGACACACAACACGGCACAGATCGCCTGCCTTGCCCTGACCCACCTTGTCGGCCCGGAGGCGGTCAAGAACGGGGAAATCTACTCGGCGGCCAACGACAGGGACCAGGCGGCCCTTGTTTTCAAATATGCGGCTCAGATCGTCAGGGCGGACCCCGAACTTGAATCGTTTATCAAGATCGTGGATAGCACGAAAACGATGGTCTGTTTCGGGAACGGTTCGATTTACCGGGCTGTGTCTGCAGAAGCCGGAACCAAGTTCGGGCTGAACCCCACGGTGGTTATTTTTGATGAGCTGGCCCAGGCCAAGAACCGGGATTTATACGATGCCCTGGATACCTCCATGGCGGCCCGGGAAGAGCCCCTTTTCATCGTTATTTCAACACAGAGCAACGATCCGCAGCACATCCTTTCCCAACTCATCGATGACGGCCTTTCTGGGCATGACCCGACAACGGTCTGCCATCTTTACGCCGTCCCGGACGATGCGGATGAAGAAGCGATTTATTCGGACCAGAAACTTTGGAAGCTGGCGAACCCGGCCCTCGGGGACTTCCGGTCCCTGTCTGAGATGAAGACGGCGGCGAAGCGGGCAAAGCGTATGCCGTCCTTTGAGGCGTCCTTCCGAAATCTATACCTGAATCAGAGGGTGGACGCGAAATCGCCATTGATCCCCCGGGCCGAATGGGAGGGGTGCAGGGGCGATGAAGAGATTGAACCGGAATCGGAAATATACCTGGGCCTTGACCTTTCGGGGAAGACGGACCTGACGGCTCTTGTGGCGGTATCCGCCGGCGAGAAGGACATCATCCGCCCCTGGTTCTGGAAACCGGAGGCGACGCTTCGGGACCACGAAAACAGGGACCGTGTGCCGTATTGGGCCTGGAAGCAGGGGGGCTTCCTTGAAACGACACCCGGCAGGGCTATCCAGTATGACTGGGTGGCTGATAGGCTTGCCCGGATCACAAGGGAATACAGGGTTCTTGGTATGGCCTATGACAGGTGGAGCATTGACGATCTTCTTAATGCGATGGGCCGGATCGGGTTCGATGCTTACGTTGACGGGAAGGACAAGCCCCGTGCCGGTGCTTTGCGGTTGGTCCCATGGGGGCAGGGATTCAAGGACATGGGGCCTGC